ATCTCGGACTTCAGTGATTCAAGGAACGAACCGGCTTGATTGTCGGTAAGCTCCATCGACGGGCCTGTAACTCGCAGACGACCGTACACGAACTTGAGCGTGTAGGTAGCCTGATCGTAATCCTGGTTGCCAGGATCCACCAACGCGCCGCCTTCAGGCGACGGGCCAACACCCGACGTACGGGTGATGCTCAGTGGAACCACGGCCTGCTTGCCGTACAAGTTCTGCTTCGAGTTCTCAATTCGCTGCAGCACGAGCACTTCGTCATTCAACTGTCGAATGACCGGGGGCAGGTACCAGTTCTTCAGGATATCGTCGAGGGTAGTAAGGGTGGCTCCAGCCATTACCTTAACTCCTTCAAATGTATCGGTTTATTATGGACTATTCGTTGTTCGCACTCTTATGGGCGTTCCAAAGCTCAATAGCCTTCTTATGCCCGGCATCAAGAGAGTCTGGAGGTTCGACCGGAATGTGACCCTCCCCGGCCCCGCCCGTCACTGCTGGGGGCTTGCCGGAGGTCTTCGCGTCCATCCAAGCGGTAATCGCCGACTGGTCGGACGCTTCTAGCTGGGCCGCCGAAGCGATCAGGTCAATGTTTGCACCGTCCCCGGAGCCAAGCGCGTACACGGTCTCAATCTTAGTGTCGTCCCAGCCCGGGTGTGCTGCCCGAACCTGAGCCTCCTCAGAGGCGAGCCGTTGGGACAAAGCCGCATGCTGCGACTCGTACTCCTGCTGCTCGCGCTCCTCAACGATATCGGCCCTCATCGTGGCGATCTCCGCACGGAGACCCTCCACATCGGGGTCGAGTATTTGGCCTAGCGACTGACCGGCCGTAGCCTCAGGGGCTGCTTCTTGCAGTTGAGCAGCAGCCTCCTCAGGTGATACGCCGAGCGCCTCACCGAGCTGGGCGTGAACGTCAGCGGCGAACGCTGCGTCATACTGGATGTTCTCGTAGAACTCCATCGCCTCCATTGCACTATCGAGGTCTCCCAGCCCCTCGTAGGCCTTCTTCGCCTCAGCCAACTCTTGAGTCTTCTGAGTGAACGTACCCTGAAACTCGCCGACTCGAGCGTTATACGCTGTTAGCGCCGCCTCGCGGTTCTTCTCAGGGATGAGCGCCAACACATCGTCAAAGCTCGGCACCGATCCGAGGTCTGGGACCTCGGGGGCTGCTGGGGACTCTGGCGTGACGCTTTCTGCACCTTGCGTCTCTGGCACCGCGGGCGCGGCCACTACGGGGGCGCTGTTAGCGTCCTTTTCCATTGAGGCTGCGAGTTCGCGGATCTGATCCGGTTCGATGCTAAAATCTGACAAAACTACTCCTTCAGTTTCGCGAGGGCCGGTACGGCTGGTTCGCGTGCGGTACCATCAATCGTAGCCTGTCGCTCCTCCAGCGCCGTATACGTGTCCTCCACGAACTTTGCTGTCTCCTCAGGAGAGGGAAGGGCGACCTGTTGCACATGCTCCTGGCGCGAGGTAGCGAAACCCTCGGCCAGGTTAATCTTGTCCGTCAAGACCCCGATCACCGTGATGAGCTGGGCGGGCTTCACCTCGCCCGCATCCAACGCCCCCGCCAGTCGATCAACTGCCGACTGGCGGAGCTGCTTAGCTCGTACGGTGAAGTCCCCGACCACAGTCTTAGACACCTCGAGAAGGGCGGGCGGGATGCCCTCGGCATCCCACTTCTTCTTCCAGCGTCGAACCGTGCTCTCAGGTATCGCCGTCTCACGGGCCGTTCTCTTAACGTTACCTTGACTGACCTGAAGGCTCAACATCACATCCGCCTGTTGAGCCTCACTGAACCTTGACTTACGTGGTTCGGCCATTACTTGTCAGTACTGTTGCTGACGGATGTCTTAGCGGGCTCACTCAGCTTCTTCTTCGCAAGCTTCACCTTTACCTCGGCCTCCTCCGCCTTAGCCTGTGCAATACGCTCCTCGTTAGGATCCAGCTCCGTCGAATTGCCGGTCGTCTCCGCGTCCGGCTTATCGACTGAATCAGTGACCCAGGTGCCTAGTGGCTCCTCCGACATCTCCTCGGGGGAGACAGTCACACCAGCGGACTCGAGCAGCTTCGCACTCGCAGTCGCACCCGCCGTACCCTTGATCTGGTACGTGACGCGCGGTGACTGCGGCTCTGGGCTCGGCGGCATTGCTGCGGCCTCTTGAGTCAACATGAAGTGAACGAGGTGTCGTTGCCGCACATCCGGCGGCTTATTGTCGAACGATGGGTTGATAATGAACTGTCGATGGATCTCCATCTCTAGTTGATGATTGTCCGCCGGGCCGGGCGCAAGCATTGCGCGCTCAACCAGGAACTGAACCTCCGCGTCACTAGTAATCAGATCGCCCGTCTCCGGGTTCTGCCCCGCCTCGATGGCGGCAATAGCCTGCTGCAACGCCTCGGGGTTCAGAATCTCCCCGCGGTTAAGCTTATCTATCTCCCGGTGGGCCTTGTCCTCATCCGCCCGGAAGCGCTTGCTCAGCGTACTCATGTCCGCAATATCCGCATGCTTCCACATGTCCTGCGGCCCCATGAGGCCCAACTGAGCTAGGGACTGTAGCCGCGCCATGCGACCCGCGCGCGTGCGCGGGAGACTGGAACCGGCCTCGACATAGATGTCGACCTGACCCTGCAGATCAGCCTGTCCGAAGCGCTCGATCTGCGAGCCGTTCGTTCCAGCGATCTTGATGAGCCGAGGCTCCTCGTAGAACTGCTGCGCGAACGCGAACATGATGCGTCCCATCCGGCCCAGCGCCAGCTCGTACCGCTCCTGCGTCGGGGCAATACGATCGGATGCCTGCTCCTGCAGGAGGTCTATGGCGACGGCGGCCTCCACGTTCGGTGGCACCGTGCCCATGTCCACCTCCTTGAGGGAGTACGCGTCCTCCAGCCGTGACTGGATCTCGCGCAACAGCTCGAACACGTAGTTCGGGAGCTGCGGGGGCTGCATCCATTCGGGCTTATTGCCCGCGATGGTATTGTACGTGAGCACCCCTCCCGGGGACATCTGCACCCGGCGGCGCGTGAGAGCACCAGCAGGGGAGAGAAGCATCGGGTTGAGCGTCAGGTTGCGCGAGGCCACAATCTGGCTCAGCGTCTTGTTCAGCTCCTTCTGGATCGGCCTCGCGATCGTCGCGTGACAGTCATCATAGAAGGAACCAGGGTGGAGCATCCCGGGAAACTTGACTACCGGGATCTCTCGAGTCTTTGTGAACGGCCAGGGGGCATCGAACAGCGGGGCGTCATGGCCCGGCATGAAGATGACGTAGCGGCCATCGGGGTTCTGCGCGGTCGGCGGAAAGTAGCCCGTAACGATTCGCTTACTCGTCTTGCCCGCGCCCTCGGTCCGCATCATGAAAGGGATGCTCGCGCTCTCCCCGCCCATCGTGCTATCGGGCGTGGGCGGCGTAGGCAGTTGGAACTTCGCCTGGATGTTCTCCGGCGACAGCCGGCTGACAACAAAGCAGTACTCCGCGTCAGAAAAATCTTCGTTCTTACAGTTCGGGTCAGGGATGACATCGAACGGACTAACGCTATCGACGAGCAACTCCCCGAGGGGAATGTCCTTCGTCTCCGGACCAGTTATCCCTTGCGCCTGCGCGTCCGGGTCCTGCTCAATCTGCGCGCGGTACACGTCCACCAACTCATCATCCAGGATCGGTTGCCCGTCCGGGTCGAGAGTAAAGGTGAACACCTTGCCCGCGAATGGGTCCCACTGGATGTGCAAGTACCCCTGTCCAGTGTTGATCGCGTTAAGCTGCGCCTCCTGGGTCTTGACCGTCAGTCCGAGAGACTGATACCAATACCGCGACAACTTCTCCGCAAGCTCGGCGGCACGCACGTCCCGCTCCTGGGCGGACCCGGGCGTGGCACCGAACTGCGGCTTAGATTTCTGTAACTTTGCAAGGAGGTTATGGGCCAACGGTGCCATCTGATTCGACGTCACACGTACCCTGTAGTTCGGTTTCTCATGATCTTCGGTCGGAAGCTTATCCAAGCTACCGGTGACCTTACTGTAATAACTGTACTGGTCACCGCCGAAGAACGCCTGATTGAGTCGCCACGATTGCTCAAGCTGCGAGCGATCGCGAATAAGTGCCTCAAAGTGCGCTGTCAACTGAGTGCCGGACTTCAGATTCGCTGCTGGTCCACGGCCTGCGGCAGGCCCCGCGCTTCCGGGGTCTGTAGCCATGGGCATCCTCCTAGTCTGTTGCTGGTTCGATGGTCATATCAGGAAAAAGACCAAGATCCTGCATGGCGGATGCCAAACCAGGGTCAGCCGTCTTCGAGTCGATCGCGAATGCCAAGTGCTCCGCCTCCTCGCCGAGAGCCATCTCGGGGGGATCGGATGTCACTGTGGGGTTCAGGATCTTATGCAGCGTATCAATCATCGCCTGCTGCGTGGCGCTCGATCGCTCGTACGACTCCACGAGCCGCTCAATCTCTGCCGTGAACTGCCCGGCCTGGCGCTCTAACTCCCGCTCAAAGCGGTCAGTCAGCTCCCTTGTCTCCGCTAGATTTTTTTCGCTTGCTACTCGTTGCAGCTCCGCCAGATTTTCCCTTGGTCTCACCGGCCAGCGCCCCAATAAGCTCTGGTGTAGAACCCGACGAATCTAGCGTAGCATCCTCTGAGTACCCTGGATACGCGGCCGATGCTCGCAGGAGAGACTGAGCGAGCAAGACGGCCGGCTCGGTATGTCGCTTCGTCGTGGCTAATTCCTCTTCGACCGCGCCGAGCGTCAAAACTAAAGTATTCACGTCCTCCGGGGTCGTCCATCCAAGCACCTTCGCTAGATCGTGGATGCACCCGCTGCACACGTACTTTCGTCCGCTCAAATGGGTTACCAAATCCATTGCTTCGTTCCCGTCGTTCGATGGTACGCCTCCAATACTCAGGTCGCGGAGCGTGTCCACAACGAAGGAACCCGGGTCGGGCGTCATCTCGCACACCAGACACAAGTTAGGTCGAATCATCTCGCGCGGATCAAGGACAATCATGTAACTACCGCCTCGTTAGCCATTCAGTGCCTCCTACCAGTCGTCTCCGAACTCTTCGTCAACCGCCGCTGCCGTCTGGCTGAACAGCTCCTCGTGCTCCGGCGTACCGATCTTGCCCCAATCCTCCTCCGAAGGAGTCAGGATGGGGCTGTTCCATGAACGGTCGCCGACCGCGTGAAGCGATCCAGCAGTCTGCAGCGCAATCTCCGTCGCGTCCAACAGGTCGTCTTCGTTATGCCGATTAGCATACTCGAAGTTGATCCACTCGTGCTGAAAGTCGCGATGACTCTCGAGCAGTGTCGCCTTTCCGATCTTGAACAGTGGCGACATCTGCATGATCCGGTCATTCTTCTTCCCCGCGTTGAGGATCGGAACGATCGGAGGCATCCCCGCCAGGCGCTGAGCCTGCTGGGACAGAACGGCCTGGAACGCGTTCGACTCGATGCCGATAAGCGTAGGCGCGAACTTCATGTGCCACTGATGGATGAGCTGGAGCTGATCAGCGAAATCTATCTTCGTCTTTATCGTCTCCAACAGGTACACGCGTCCCGTATCGGCCACGCCGATGAGGGACATTGCAAAGTGGTCGGCAGCTTCCGTCGTACTGATCGCCGGGTCAATGCCGAGGTAGGTGGACATCCCCTTATAGCGCCGAGTGAGCGGGTGCCAGAGTTTATCGGCTTCCATCTCATCGAGCGTGTGGTACTGCAACCACTCACCGTGCAGGTCCAGCCCAACCATCGCGTCAAACGATGCCTTGAACTCCTGCTCGAAGTATAGCGGATGATACCACTTCTCGTAGCGCTTCCACTCCTCCGCAGAGAAGTGAGGGTTGTCTAGCGACCAGTACTCCACCGACCCCGTGTCGGGATCGTCCAAGCCATCGGCCCACCATTTCTCGTGGTACCAATTCTTGGAGTTGGGAGTAGTGGTCGTAATGAGCGACCCCTTCGTATCCGCCAAGGCCGGGTAAACCGTGAGAAACGCGTCCTCACTCGGTAGGAACGCCGCCTCGTCGAACCACAGAATGTGGAGGCCTGGGCCTCTCAAGTCATCCGGGTTCTCAGCGCTGCGGAACTCCATCACCGTGCCGTTAGAGAATTCGATGATTCGCTCAGTCTTATTGTACGTATAGTCCACGCCCTTGGTGAGCCCCGCCTGCTTAACGGCGGACAGGAACGTGAGTAGGGCCGGTCGCCCGGCCCTGAAAGTCTTCGTAATGCACCAGACCCAGAGAGGATCCGTGCTGCTCATGCCGCGCGCATCCGCCCACCACGCGGAAGGGTTCACACAATAATAGAGAACCTCCCAGGCCGCCGAGAGGGTCTTTCCTCCCCGGCGTCCCGCGACAAGGTGACGCGATCGCTGCGTCTTGTCGTCCCGAGACATCGCGTGAAACAAGGCCTGCCACGCGTGAGGCGTGTAGCCCTTCTCGCGCATCCAATGGAACTTCGCCGCTCCCGTACTGACGAAACTGGCGTACTGCTTCTTGTCCAGGGGATACCCCGAAGTGCGCTTGGCCCTCACAGCGTTCCCCCCTCAATTAGTTGGTTACAGGTGATTCGTCCCCCCGGGTTACGTCACCCAGCGCCGGGCCTTATCGAGACCAAGCAGTGCTGCCGGGATGAGTCCAACTATTACGCCCGACCACGGCTCCTGACTGATCGCCTCGCGAAACTCAGATGACGCGAGTGTGCCAACGCCGAGCGTGATCAGGGTAGCAGCAAAACTACGCGCCGCCCGAATCAACGAAACTTGTAGCTTAAGGCTCATACTTTCTCCTTGGGTCGATTACACGCCGGACACTTCAACCAGTACACTGGGTAGTGCTTTCCGCAGGGGCAATGGATCATTTTAGCATTCCGACGCCCTGGTCGATCAGCTTCGTCGCGGCACTATAGCTGACAGTCTTCGTTTCCCCGGTCTCGAGCGTCAAAAACTCTACCGGGTCATCCGGTCCCGAGATCGTAGTGATCCCCATACTCGGGGTGAGACTCCGGTCAGGCACGGCCAATCCGTACCGTCCCCCCTTGAAACGCAGAAGATTACTCACCGTATCCTTTCGATTGGGGTCGGGGGCGGAGCTGAGAGACGTAAAGCGCCCCTGCTCCACCCCCACGCCCGCAATAGCTATGAGGAGGTGGGACCGAAGCCCGCTCCCTCAGTGTTGTCGCCGTGCGTCGGATTGAGTTCGTAGAGCAACCAGCCGTCGATGTTGACTGAACCACCCTGCGTGACCTCTAGATCCACGCCCGCAGCACACTCAAAGAGCCAGCCACCCGGAGGGGCCATGCCTTCGATATGCTCCACGCCACCTTGGGCACCGATGTCGAACACGCCTGTGATGGCCGTACCACCGGTACCACTTTTGAATGTGATCGTCTCCGCCGCGTCAGCAGTGATGTAATACCCGATGACTCGGATGCGGAGGTTGGAGTCCGTGTTCGCGATGAGATCTGCGGTGCCCGCCTGGTTGACGACGACGCTGATCTGTCGCGCAATTTGATCGCCAATTAGGTTGCCCATGGACGTCCCTTCTAGTTGAGGCCTATTGCGAAGACATCAACGGAGAATGTCGAGAGGTCATCGGTACTCGCAACCTCGTCGAGGGCCGAAGTAGTCCCACCAGAACCGCCATACGCCTGCAGCTTCTTCGCCGATTTGTCCCATGCGACGCCCCAGAACTCGGTCGCCGAATCGCCCTGATCAACCGTGAGGCTGAGATGGTAGAGCGTCGAGAAGCCGAGGTCCGCCTCCGTGAACGCCTCACCAGCCGTAGGGTACGAGTTGTCGAACTCAACCACGCCGAGCCAATAGCCCACCGCACTGAACCCGTCGAAGCGTGCACTTACTGTCTTAGTCCAAGTCAATGCCATGTGTTACCGCCTACCTTCTGCTTTGATGTATGTAATCAGGTTGCTGATATTATCC